GCATTGAAGATTCATCGCGACAGTGATCGTGTGTGGAACACCGTATGTGCTCCGGGTCGATCCGTGTCCGACGACATTGCGATGCGGGCTCGCAATAAACTCGACGCGCTTCAGCCGCTTCGCGTCGAACTGGCCGACGAATGTGCGGCACCACGCGAGCGCGTGAGCGCAGCGGGCGGAGATAGGTTTGCTGGCGCGCCACTTCATGGGAACAACTCCTCTCCGCCCTTCGTGACGTAGTACCGCACCCGCGCGCCCATTCGAGTGCCGCTCGTAATGGGCACCGAGGCCCTTCCATCAGCGGCGGTAACGTAGGCCTTTGCGCGCACATTCGACGCCCCCAACGTGCCTCCCCCATCGTTGTAGAGCACGAACGTCCTCAATGCGGTATTCGACCAATCTAGGTTGGCCTCAGACGGGTCGTCCTGGATCATGGCACATGCATATCCAGCATCGCTCACGTAACCGACTGCCCCGGTCTGCGTAAGTCCGTAACGTGTTTTCGTGACGCAATTCGTTACGTGCCGCATTTCGTCGCCGAAGATTTTAAACCGCTCGAAGCAGTAACCCACGTGCGTGTTGTATGATTCAACAGACAACATGGATGTGTACATGTAGCCGCCTGAGTTTTCTGCGAGCAGACCGTCCATCAAAAAAGTATATTGGGTGTCCACGGTCGCGTTGTTCGCGTTGAACAAATGGCTCATCGCGCTCTGTCCCCATGTGAGGGCTCCGGTCGTCATATCCGCAGTTTGGTCGATCCGAATCTCCCGCCCCTTTATGCACCCCCACAGCGGAACATTGGCTGCTACCCCGTCCACGTAGATTGTGACAGTCTGGGCATCTTCACCGCCGTGCATCACGCCTCCGAAGTTTTGCGCGGTGCTGCCTTCAGGGGTAAACCATCCAGCATATTCCCAGTGTGCACCTACGCTGTAGACATACTTCGTGGGCGAATAATCATGAGGCCAATACCAGACCTTAATTGTCGCGACTGTTGTGTCGGTGCATTGCGCATCGACCGTGAACCGCATCCAGTAACGCGCCGTTCCTCCATTGACGCTCACCGCCGCCCAGTCCGGCGGGCGCGTGTAGCTGATAATTCCGTCTTTGCTCCAGCCGCTCGTGCCGTCGAGCACCGTCAGGTTCGTCCAGTTTGCGCCATCGTGGTACTCGCAAACGAGATTGACAGCATTCCTGTTCGGAGTCGTGAACGTCATCTCTACACGGTCAAACACCACTCTGCCGGCTGGCAACTGGGTGGAGATATACAGGTGATTCGTTGTGTCGAATGTCCCCAGGGCAACGCCTGACGGACTCGAGTGCGACACCGTTTTATTGGTGTACGAATCGGCGATGTATGTCTGGATGAACGGAGGATGCATCAAGACCCGCTGTGTTTTCCATTGGCCCGGTAAGCCGTGAGTTACATTGCCCGGCGTGATACCCCATGCATCCAGGTAAATGCGACGGTATCCCGCAGCGCAATTGACGGTATCCTTCGCCATTCGGATGGTGTGAGTTCCCGCAGGCAGAGCGCGTGCGATGTTCGTCACGATGCTCACGTTGCCGACCGAACTAAAGTTGACCCAGGCGTTGGTTCCGTCGTTGTAGAGTGCATTCACGAGGTTCGTGGACCCGTCGATTGTGACATTTCCCCGGCCTCCGGTAGTCAGCCCAAAACCGGACAGGTAGAGACTTTCGCCACCATCGCAAACGATGGACCATTCCACATACCCATCCTCATCGCCAATGTTGTGCGCAGCGACCCCGGTGATTGGCATCCACGATGATACAAGTCTGCCCCACGACCCATTCCATGTGATGTTTGTGTCGAGCGGGTCCGGCTGATACCAACGAATAGGTTCGATAATGTGACACCCCCATATCCCGTAGTAGTCTTTCCCAGGCGTGGCCGAGCGATACAAGTCCCATTTGACCCAGGTTTCATCCTCCATATTCTGCCAGATAGTCAACTCGTTGGCTTCGTCGGATGAAATGGTGAGAAACTCGCTGGCGCCCAACCGTGATGCATCCAGCGCGGAGATCCACGTCGAGATATTCGTCCCAGCCCTGTACGGCCAGTAATTTGCGCGGTAGAGTCCAAGCTCGCGCTGTGCTGTGGGCAGAGAGGTTGTCGCCACCCACGGTGCAGTAATCCCCAGCAAAGCCCTGGCCGTGGCTTTGTCGGTTTCATTCGTGACATCAGTGCGCACGAACACGTTGCTCTTGATTATCTGCGCGTGGGCAGTCAGTCCGCACAGCGCAGCGAGAAAGATTAGGCGTGTGGTGTAGTGCATAGGGCGATAACTGTTAGGTTGTCTGCGTTGTATTTGACAGAGTATATTCTAAAAGTTTTTGAGTCGTAAGTAATCTTCTGGCCAGGCGTGGGCGTGGTAGCTGGTCGGAAGGCAAATGCCATAGTCAGGTCCTCCTCCTTGCCGCCGACCGTGACTGTGTTGCCGGCCTCGATGTGTGCCGGTACGCACGCATAGGTAGCACTTGAGTATGTGAGTGTTTCACCCACCGCGCTAAGTAGTACGGTTGCGCCTTCATCGGCTGTAGCAGCAAGGCCCATGTTACACCATCTGTTCCCACGCGGTTCCGTTCCAAAAGTAGAAGCCCCTGAAGGCTGTGTCGTAATAGATGCAGAACGCACTTGTGCCGGAAGCCACTCCTGGGTCGGCGGTCGGTGCGGCCGTGACAATTGTCACGCTCGCAGCGTCTCCACCGGATCCACCGGACGGCGCCGAGCTATATGACATGCTCAGTGTCTCGCCTGTTTCGGCGGCGCTGATCGCTTTACCAACCATAAGCCCGGTGCTGTGTGTTTGCGCAAGGCCTCCAGCCGCTACGCCCACGTTGTCTCCAAACTCGATTCGGCAGCACACGATTGACAGAATAATCGTGCCGTTGAACGTGCTGGTTGGCGTGATGGTCAACGCGCCGGTAGTGCTCGCAACAAGGATGGCAGATCCCGATCGGTCTAGAGTTGGGTATGTGTGCCCGCCGAAGGTAACGGTGAACGTGCCAGCCGTCCGGCCTGTGACAGTCCAACTTACCTTGTACTTGCGGCCTGC